CGAATGGCACAAACAGCCAAACGCATCAAAGCATCAGGATACCTTGATATAACACTCATTGAGCACAGAAACGCATTATATATCCTTCAAAGTGCTAGGAAAATAAAGGCATGCCCCCCCGTGCAGTGACAAAACGCCGACAAAGCACACGAAATGCGGGGTACCACGGGGGAAAATCAGCGCGGCAATATAACGTATACCCTCTCACATTTTTATAACAAAACCAAGGGACACCTAACGAACACCAATAGAACACCCACGGTGAGCCTATCATCGCCATAGAGCCCTCTGAGAGCCCCCACAAGGCGTTTTAATGATCCACAAGGGGTGTTACCCCAATAAGAAGCCCCAAGCCCCTTCACGGCCGCTATATGGACTGGAGAGGGAGACGAGGGGCAGACGCAATGTTAGTCACGCCATCGACGGTAGACGTCGGGGGTTTACTAAAAGAGAAAAAAGAAACCTCCCGTGGTGCACATCGTAGAGAGGTGTGGGAGGTGTTGATAAAGGGGAAAATGGAGGTCACACTCGGAGTTGAACCGAGAAAGGCTGAGTACAAATCAGCTGTTTTGCCAATTAAAACTATGTGACCGTGGAAAGGGGAACAAGAGTAACGCATTTATTGCTCATTAACACCCTCCGAGTTACTGTGCGGAATAAGTGATACATACTAAAAAGTGAAAGGGAGGCCACCCCCAGACTACTCAGTGATGACCTCCACACACACACACAAAACAAAGCAACACACCGAGTGTCACTTTTTACACGCACAAACAAAAGTTATATAAAATTAAAGTCCTCGTCGTCGTCATCATCTTCTTCGACCCACTCAAAGTCATCCTCAGAGATCTGGAAGGTGTTCATAGAAGCCTCGTGGTATTTCACGGACTCACTTAGGAGACCTGTAGTAGCAAAGGGGTCACTAGCGACCATATCAAAGGTGTGAGGGGTGTCCTCAGCTTGAACAATGATAACATAGTTCCGATAGTGCTCTCCTAGGAGTGCTTTGGCTTGTTCTAGAGGAGTCATATAGGTAATACTGGTAGTAGGTTATACCTTGTCAAACACTTTTAATATACTTTTAAAGGAAAACTCTTATTCCAACATAAGGAAAACTTTAAGGGAGGAACTTATTACTAGTACCTACTTACGAACACTCTTTTTCAAAGGATCACTAAGTGCTTTCCTAGGAAAGATTATAACCTCCCTTAGGGAACCCTGTCAAGCCTTAATAATTAGATTTGTTACTTTTTGATATGGTCTTCCCTTCTTCCTATACTGTCGCTGATTAACTGAAGTGTTGATAGTCAAAGACTTAGAGATCTACTAATCGCCATCTATTATTTGTTACCAAGTAAGGGTGTTACTACCGCTTTTGTTCTTATAATAGGCGTCCGTAAAGGATTGTAACTCCTTGTCTAACAACTCTACCTTCCGCTCAGCCATCTTAATTTCCGCATCTTGAGCCATTTGTTCCGTCCAGTAAGCGACAGCGATAGATAAAGCATCAAGTCTATCGTCGTGCGTAATTGCCCCTCGGTCTCTAGTAAGGCGAGACATCTGGTAGAACAGGGAATACTTCAATTGACTCTCATGGGGATACTTCTGGATAGTCTGGAAGTCATCCTTAACAACGTCAGGATCAACCACAAGCCTGTGGCCAGCCATTACAGGTTCGAGAGTATCAATGATGCGTTTCTCCTTCTGAGTGCTGTGGCGCACCTCTTCGATACTCACAGGGTAAATCCTATTTAGCACAGGCTTAATAAGCTCGTTGAACATACCGTCACCAAAGTTGGTTTCGGTCACGATGTAATTCACTTTGTGTTCCTTAGCGAGCTCTGCAAGTTGAACTAGGGTTTCCTCAGAGTAACCTCCAGACAAACCGCCAGCAGCAGGGATATAGAGCGTTCCGTTAAGCATCTTACAAACAGCATAACCAGTCTCATCCTTGCCTCGACCAGCGGGGTCAATCGCAAGCACACTACCAGTGTATGGAACCATGTCTCCGAGTGTCTTAAAGGGTCGGTAATACCTCTCCCCAGCGAAGGCTACGTTGGGAACGCTAGAGTCCCACTCACGGTCAGGATCCCGAGCCCACACGTAGCGCTCAGGGGCTACATCGTTATCGATGCTTGTTACAATCAGATCACTGATCTTCAGAGGGAACTTTTCGACGTCCGAGAGCTTACTATCGAGCATGAATTGCATGGTATAGCCAGCAGATCCATAGGATATTTTTCGTTCTGCTAAATCCACATCGGAGAAACGCAAAGGCTCTGTAGTCTTACCTTCTTGCTCAGCGTCCACACAGAACTTCGCTACGTTACCGTCATAGATTTTCTCGTTGTGGCTCTGAGTGATGTGCGTAGCTGGCCAAATCTTGGTGACGTAGCCACGCTCTTGGAGCTTCGTGTAGATACTGTCGAAAGTCTGGGGTGTTCCTAGGAAGAGAACCTTAGCGGTATCATCGGGCTTCAAGATAGCATCGAACTCTTTTACCTGTTCCGATAGCTTCTCCCGCATCAGCATCGTAGCACTGTTGTTGGCTACCTCAATATCGTCCGCAATGATAATGTCCGCGCGTGACCCTGTAAGCTGTGAGGATATGCCTAGGGATTTTACCGAGGGAGCGTGAGAGGCTGGTGCTGGGCCAACGTCGAAGCTAATCTTAGATTGCCTCTGGTTGTCCTTTGGACGCAAGTGATGAAGTATCTCCATCTCGTTAATAAGACGAAGCGTGAACGTACTGAAGTCATCCGAGCGTGTCTTACTAGCGGACACCACGAGGATATTTAGAGAGGGGTCTAGGAGTAACTGGTGAACCACATAAGCGGAGCATATCCAGCTCTTACCACAGCCTCGAAACGCTTGCACAATGGCACGCTTATCGCCATTTTGCATGGAGTCCGCTATGTCATACTGCAAGGGCGTAGGGTCAGGCAGATTAAGTTGCTTCCAACATAGGAATAGGAAGTTCTTAAAGTCTCGTAGCTGTGGAGGTATTTCCATAATTTACTTGTTACGGCCTCGGTTCTCCTTCTTGGATTGTATCCGAAGGTTGCTTGTCGAGTTGTTCTTAGGATTACGATCTTTGTGATCGATGTCCTTACCCGCAAGCTTAGCTTTACCGTGTTTCTTGACCATAAGACGCCTTGCGGCTTTCCTAGCGTCGTTCCTACGGCGTTGCTCAGGCTTCTTGTGGTAGTTCTCGTATTCTTTTTTGTAATCTCTTTCACTCATAATTTTAAAGGGTGGCTGGTATTAACTTAGTAAGACTTTCAATGTTTGTTAATTTATCGGCTTCGCCTGTTGTCAGGCCACTTGTAGTCGTCTTGGCAATTAAAACGGTGTTTCTCCAAACTACATCTAAACCATAACCACTGGCTGTTGGCGTGCGTACTGGATATGGGTCGAGGGTGTCCCTAAAGAACCTTCTGTTGTCTGTTTGCTTATAGGACGCTCCTGTATGGTTATTTAACCACAGATTAACCGTAGCCGTGTTAATTTTAAAGTTGGCTTCATCAATAGCTGTTATACCTCCAAAGAAGTTGCGAATGCCTCCTTCGGTTGTGAGGTTATACATCCACCACGAATATACTTCAGCCATCGTCCAATCACCTGCTACAATTAAGTCTACCTCTTGGTTGACATAGTCAGCTTGAAACTTAGTTACTGTCGAACCATCAATTCCCATATCGTTATATATTTCGCTATCAACTTGAGAGACTAACACACTAAAACCCGCCGAAGTATCAATCACCGTGCCTTCCCACTCAGCCTTTCCTAATTTCGTAATTCTTATTCTGATAGTATCACCATCAGTGTAGTCTACGCCCTCTTGGTATGAAGACGTGTAACTTGTACCCACAACGGTAGTATTTACAGTTTCCGTATCGGTCGTGACGTTATATATCTGAATACGTGATCCTGCTGATATATTGGTAATACTTATAGGCTGATCAGGGTAAACTGTTCCATTAACATCTGTTCTTGTGCCATTAAATATAGCGCCATTTGATAATGTAATGACTCCTGTGGTGACAATATCTCCCGTATATGTGCATCCATCAATCTCCATATCCCAATCATACAGATTAAAGGAGCTACCAGTCCTTACCCATTCTTCGACAAACTCTAGTTTTGCGTCATATTCGAGTTGCCGCTGGTAGTAATCATAAAGGTTTTGGAACCCATGATTGGAAGTAACGGTTAAAGTTGTTGTGCTAAAATTAATGTCAATCCCCGTCAATGCAGCCGCATCAGCCTTACTCAACAC